GGAGATTTTTCAGCATTTGACGCTTCCCAAACATCTCAAATATTATACGCTATGTTAGAACTTGTAGAGAATCATTACACTGATTCGACAGAAGATGAACGTCTAGTACGTCGTCTGCTGTGGAACAGAGCCATAAATTCAATACATATATCTAAAGGCAAAATATATAAGTGGGATGGAGGATTACCATCAGGATGGTACCTTACTGCCATTATCAACTCGATGTATGGCAGAATTGCTCATAAGTTGTGCTTTTATCAAGCACTAAAATTGGGCACTAAAGCGTTCTGGATATTTAATACAGAAGTTGAACTCTCACAGCATGGGGATGACAGTGTTTTTACTGTTAACCCGTTGTATGATGAGGTATTCAATGAATATACGTTGACTGACTATATGGCTAATTTAGGACTAAAATATACTCCAGAAAATAAAGAAGCTAGAAATGATGTCAAGCGTGGTAAATATGATGTAAATTATCTTAAACGCTATTGGCGTTTCTGTGAAATTGCAGGACGCCATGTCGCTCCGATGAAGCTGGATGCTCTTTTGAACCAGTTGAATTGGACGCGAAAAGTCAATGGTGATACTATTACTATTGATAAAGCCCGTAATGTTACCAGGGAGCTAGCATTACATGGCAAGGAAGTATTTGATAAATACGTTCCTAAAATCAACGCTGCTTTACGGTCTAAACTACAAGTCGGTTTAGACTGTACGAGTTTCATTCAGTGTTTAACTGATGTACTCAACTACGAGACTGAATACTTTATTGAATCTGACATGAATTTTCACGTTTTTAAAAGTAGCGACGCAGACTACTCATCGGTGCCTGATGTGAGTAACTGTAACGAAGTTAATGAGGCCAACTATCAATCAGACGACAGGGTTAAACCTGTGAGTTCTGATTTTGTGGATCAAGACGATTCCGTCGTTGATTCCCAGACCAGTGTAGCTCCGCTAAAGTTGGGGCGCTTTTCCAGTGCCTTTAAGAATAGTGGTGATATGGACATTAAACGATTTCTTTCGAAACCCGTTGTAATCGAGAATGGCAATCTCGCTACTACCGATGGTCCAACCACATTTTCTCGACACTTTTGGAGTGAACCCCTCACAGACACTATGTATGCTAATAAAATCGAAGGCGTTTATACTATAAACGCTACTTTGGAGTTACGCTTACAAGTGAATGCTAATCCTATGCAACAAGGTATGTATTACCTGTGTTACCTTCCTTTTGGAGGTGTTTCAAATGACTCTCGTCAGGATGAATGGTATAATGCTCATAGGCATTCTATTACACAGATAGTGCAATTACCACACGCAAGGATATTATTGGGGAGTGAGACTGAAGTCACTCTTAGTGTCCCATGGCGAAGTTGTTACAACTCTTATTTGTACAACCCCGCTTCTAGTCGTAAGACTATGCCAGGGGCTTTCTTCCTTTATCCAGCAGTACCTTTAACTGTTGGAACTGGAGGATCTACAACTGTGAGTTATACATTGTGGGCCAATTACTCGAATATTGAGCTTGGTATAGTAGGTTCGTTGCAAACCGATCCTACCGTCGTAGCCAAGAAAAGAGTAGAAGGTGTCCTCAAAGGTGACGTAATCGCCGAAGAGCAGGAGAAGAAGAAAGTTTCAACTGTTCTTTATACAATAGGAACTGTTGTCAATGGATTTGGCAAAATTCCTTTGTTGTCGGCTTTTGCTAGTCCTCTGAGTTATGCTATTAACTCAGCAGGCTTGCTAGCTGACGTTTTGGGTTTCAGTAAACCCAATCTTGTTGATCCACCCAGCAGGGCAGTTAGAAATAACTTTCCTTATATGGGCACCAGTGATGGTGTTGACGCTGCAGAACCCTTAGGTTTAACCAAGGGTAATCATGTGTCGATGGATCCAGCCTTGCTAGGTACTAATGTGGACGAAATGTCCATTGCATACCTTGCATCCATATCTAACTACATCCATCAAATTACATGGGATACCTCTGAAATTCCTGGATTTGAGTTGATGTTGGAAGGAGTTACTCCTATGGCTGCATCAAATACATCGGTCGATGGCACAGGCGTAAATGTTCTGAACTATGGACCGTTGACATGGGTTGGAAACTATTTCAATTTCTGGAGAGGATCTCTAGTTTACAAAATTACCTTTGTTAAAACTAAGTTTCACTCAGGCAGAGTTGTTATAGCTTTCCAGCCTGCTGATGGTATACTTCTACCTTCTCCCACCTCTGTTACTATGTACCAAACTAGGTTTATGTACAGAAATATAGTGGATATTAGGGAAAGAGATGAAGTGTACATCGAAGTACCTTACGTTAGTATGGCTCCGTGGTTGGATACCACGGCAGCAGGTCGAATCGGCTACTTGTCCATGTATGTTTTGGACCCGCTGAAAGCACCTGATGTTGTCAATAGTAGCGTTGAGGTATTTGTTGAAATGTATGGAGGCAAAGATTTATCCTTTGCTGGTCCACGCAATTTCAACTATAAGCCGTTGATGACTGCAAGTTTGCAGGCTGACACGAGCGTTTCAGCTATCCAGTTTCCGTTAACCACAATTGGAGATGCTGAAATACCAGAGAAAACCTCTACTTATGAAGAAGCAACGATTGGAGAAGTTATCCCTTCGTTAAGATCTTTGGCAAAACGTGGCGCTTTCCTATTACAGGAAGTTGTTACAGCTGGTCTTCAGGACTTGATCCTCATCATTCCTTACGGGAATTATTGGAGAAAGTCAGATGGATTAACTGTTACAGAAGCCGCTAACGATTGCACCATTGACTTGTACAGCCATTTTTCTGCTGTATATGCACTCTCTAGGGGAGGTATGCGTCTACGTACGTTTGAAACTGGTGGCACGAATGCTACAGATAACTATGGAATTGGTTTGGATGTAGTAAATTCGGCTGCTGGTTCAAAGCCGAAAGTATGTGAAGCTCAATCGACTGCTGTTACTGACTATGTTCAGAATAATGGTATTACTGGAAATGTTTTTTTTAACAATTCTGCTCCAGTAAGTGGAGTGGTAATTCCACAATATACCAGGACTCTGAACCGCCCTTCTGCGGCGAGTTATGCTAACACATCGATTGCATTCTCATACACCGATCTGGAGACCGGGCCTGCACAGGTCCGATACGTCAGTTTAGGTAATGACACTTCTGTGTCTACGCTGTTCCATCGAGCTATTGCAGATGATGGCAATTTTGGATGTTTTGTTTCCATTTGCCCTCATTTCAATGGGCTCGTAGCGTAGACTACTGGTAAAAACCGTGGTTTTTGAAGAAAAATTTTTCCACCGTGCGATTTTTAAGGT